GTGAAAATTACACGGTGATTTTACCTCGTGGTGGTGGTGGTGGTGGAAGTGGCAGCGGATCACTTACCTCAATATCTGGAGGTACAGGAATAACTGTATCACCTAATCCAATAACAACTACTGGCACAGTATCCGCAGACCTTTCTGTATTAATGGAATTAACAGATACTACTTTATTAAATCTAACTACAAGGTTTGCGACCAAGCAAAATAATATTACATTAACTACTACTGGAACAAGCGGAGCTTCTACCTTAGTAGGCTCTACTTTAAATATACCTCAATATACTGGAGGCAGCGGCACAGTTACAAGCGTAGGAAGTGGTTATGGCATATTAGGCGGCCCAATTACAACTACTGGCACACTACGCGTAGATAGCTCTACTGTTTACGATTTTGTGAGAGATAGTATTGTGGCAGTTGAAATAGGAGGAGATACAATAAAAATAATTAAACAGGAATATTCACCTGCAACAAGTGACACATTAACCTTTACTATTCTTCCTAAATTTCCTATTCAATTAAGGCAGTTTATTCTTTTATTTCGAAATGGGCAGTTATTACTCAATGACCAATTTACCGTAATTGATACAAACAAGGTTAAGATATCAGCCACATCTTATAAGGTAGGCGAAAACTACACTTTAGTCACAGTATCGGGCATAGGTTCTGTTTCTTCCGCGCAAGGTAATCCTGTTTATCCAGAGGCAGGCATTGCCCTGTCCACTGGCACAACATGGACAACATCAATCACAAACAATTCAAGTAATTGGAATACAGCTTATACAGATAGGCTTAAATGGGATGGAGGTAGCACAGGTTTAGTAGCAGCGACAGGGCGAACAAGTTTAGGAGGCACAACTATTGGACAATCAATGTTTACTTTGACTAATCCTGGAGCAATTACCTTCCCACAGTTTAATGCTGATAACTCTGTTACTGCTTTATCTGCTGCTAATTTTCGCACTGCCATAGGAGCTGGAACGGTGACAAGTGTAACGGTTTCGGCAACAAGTGGCAATCCTTTGTCTATTACTAATACTACATCTACTCCAGTTATTGAATTATTAAGTGCTACAACTGCAAGAAACGGTTATTTAACATCTACGGATTGGAATACATTTAACGGTAAGCAAAGCACAATAACACTTACTACAACAGGCACAAGCGGAGCTTCTACATTAGTAGGTTCTACTTTAAATATACCTCAATATACTGGAGGAAGTGGCACTGTAACGAGTGTAAGTGGCACAGGTGCAATATCAGTAGCCACAGGAACAACTACACCAGTTATAAGCGTAGCAGATGCTGCATTTGGAATAGCTGGAATTATAAGTTCAGGTGCACAACAATTTAGCGGAGATAAAACTTTTGAAGGTATAACACAATTTAACGGAAGAGCATTATTTAAAGATTATACCTATACTGCAACACGATTAGCAGGTTTATCTTCCACAGATAGATTTGCAACTGTTACAATTGGCACAGGATTATCTTTATCAAGTGGCACATTGTCTGCAACAGGTGGAAGCGGCACTGTAACTGAAGTAACAGGCACTTTACCAATTTCAGTTACAAATGGCACTACAACTCCTGCTATTACGATTGCCAATGCTTCAACAAGTGCGGCAGGTGTAGTTACTACTGGCACACAGTCATTTGTAGGCTCAAAAACATTTACAGGTTTAGTAGGATTTCAAAGGGCAATTCAAAGACCTTATGAATCAGTTACAGTAAGTAGTGCATCAATAACAACATCATCCACATGGGTAGTTGTTAACAATGCAGGCACTGTAACATTGACATTTCCTGCCGCTTCTTCATCAACTGGCACTGAATTTCATATTAAAACAATTACAAATAATGCTGTTATATCAGCATCAAGTAATATTGCACCATTAGCAGGAGGTTCAGCAAGTACAGCCATTCTTTCTGCAACGGCTGGCAAATGGGCAACTCTTGTAAGTGATGGCACTAACTGGGTAATAATGCAAGCAAACTAAAAAAACAAAAACATGAAACAACTCCTTCCCCTTTTCCTCTTCCTTTTGCCTTGCCTTGCATGGGCACAATATCCGAGTAATGGCAATCAAAAGATAACGCTTGGAGAACAGACGACTGCCGATGGGCTTATTTTTAGAGGTGCTGCGGCTGATACAGCATCGGCTACTTTAAAAATTACAAAAACAAATAAACAGGATACAAGTACATATCTTTTACTTGATACTTTAAATAATGTTTTACTTAAATATAACATTGCTACTACATATTGGACAAGGCTTAACCTTTTGCCTTCCGATACTACTTCCATGCTTACAAATTATTACCGTTCAGGCAGAGCATTAGGCACACCTATAAGCGGTGTTTTAACAAGTGCAACGGGGTTGCCATTGACATCGGGAGTCACGGGAATTTTGGCGGTGGCAAATGGTGGAACTGGAAGTGCAACTCAAAACTTTGTAGATTTAACAACGACGCAAACGGTAGATGGGACAAAGACATTAACCAATCCATTAATTATAAGTAAAAGTTCAAATAGTGGAAGTGCAGACTTTTTTCCAAACTTAAATATAGTAAATACACGAGCTGACAAAGGCGATGGCATAAATACCTTTAATTTTTCATCTTTAAGTATGAGAAGTGGCAACGATTCTGTTGCATTGTTTTTTTCATCAACCTTTGCAGCTGGTACATGGGAGCCAGCTGGTTTAATTACTGTTTCAACTAATCATCCATTAAAATTTAAAACAAATAATGAAGAAAGATTAAAAATTGCAGCAGCAGGCAACGTTACTATAAATAATTTAGCTGCATCAGGTATACCAAGAGCAGTATTTGCAGATGCTACTGGTACATTAATTGCAACATCTTCTATTACTATAAAAGAAAATGTGCAAAATATAAATTACGGTTTAGATAAAATATTGCAACTACAACCAAAGTCATTCCAATATATAGATAAAGATAAATACAGCGATGGTACTGATTTAGGATTTATTGCGGAAGATGTTTATGATATTATACCAGAAGCAACAGGCACTATGAATGATGGTTTTATATATTTTGACATTACAAAATTAATTCCCATCCTCACAAAAGCCATACAAGAGCAAAATGCCCTAATCAAAGCCCTTGAACAAAGAATTATTAACCTCGAAAATAAATAAAATGAGATACTTATTATTATTCCTTCCCATCTTTTCCTTTGCTCAAGACGTTGTAAAAGACACTGTTTACATTCAAAAGCAAGGAAACATTTATTACATTATCAGTCAAACTACTTTCTCGGATTCAACCGTAACAGGCTCAAAGCAAATATTAGGCGATAGTGCAACAGCTATTCAAAGCCTTGTTACCGATGCAGAAAGGCAAAGTAACACGATTGCTATTTATGCCAAGCCTATTATTACAAAGGCTAAATCGGTACAAAGAATTAATTATTACAACGACTTGCACCAAGAAATAAGCGGTAAGCCTGTCTATTTTACAACGGCTCAAAGGGACGCGGCAAAGTTTCTTGGAGACTGGAAATTAAATTTTAACGGTGAAATTATAGATGGAGTTATTGAGTTAAACGTAAACAAACGTTTAATATTTAATCCTGATAACGGCAAAGTTTACACTATTTCAACAAACCTACTTTTAAGAACATTTACCAATCAAGTTTCATTTGCTTTTAATGGCATTAAATACGATTTGTATAAATATGCTGATGGCAAATTTGCAACGGTGGATAGGGATGTTAGACTTATAAAAATGGAATAATGAAAGCAGTTATACTAAAATTATTACATCAAAGCTATGAGTTCTTTGCCGTTGCATTGACTACTGGCTTTATTGCTTCGTTTTTCATACCTATTCAAGGCTTCCTGTTGTTTACGGTTGCCGTTGTTTTTGCGGATACCATAACGGGCATAAAGGCTTCAAGGAAGGAAGGGCAAAGGATAAGCAGCAAGGGATTGTATCGAACAACGGAAAAGATAGTGGTTTATTTTGTTGCTATCCTCATATTCGAAGGTGCAAAAAATACCTTTAATATTCCTTTCCCGATTACTTACATGGTTGCAATGATGATATCTGGAACAGAGTTATTTAGCGTGGCAGAAAACATCAAGCGCATAACTGGCGTTGAATTAGGGACATTAATAACAAGATTTTTTAAAAAGTAACCATTAAATTAATATATATGTCAAACGAAGTATTAGGAGTAAAAGAAACAAAAGAAGTTTTAAACTTTGGTTTCGATTTATTAGAGGCAATAATCAAATCTTTAGAAGACAAAAAGTTTTCTATTGTA